CTCCAGAAGCTATTGCATCTCCTGCGTTTACACCAAGGCGTAGGTTAGACGTACCTGCTGTTGTAGATGAGTAGTCACCTGTAACTGCTAAGTCACCTGCAATAGTTGCATCATCACCTACTGCTAGATCATCTGAGATAGTAGCTGAGGTAGTGTTTACACTAACAGCCTGTGTGCCTATATATCCTGCCATTAGCTGTCAATCTCCATATAGCTCATTATCACCGAAACTTTATCTGCAACTGAACAGTCAACCTTAATAACGTCACCTGCGTTAGCTACGATCTTACCGTCAAGAACAGCCAGCGTAGAACCCACTGGTATAGCTGCATCTTTAATTAAGTGCGCTGTAGTGTTTTGTGTCTGAGATGTCTGTGTAACTGTACTAACTAAAGTAACAGAAGCAGTAACTTGCGCTGTGTGTACATTAGACAGTGTTAGTCCTAAGATAACAATCCTAGTACTACTTTGCACAGTGTATAGTACTTCAGGTGTACCTGCAGCATTTGGTGCTACATCCCGTGTAATTGTTTTAAATGTATTAGCCATTTGTTTTTCCTATGTTATCCTAAGGCAATTGCTAGTGCCGTGGCCTCATCTATTGCAGCCGCAAGTGTTGCTAGTGTACCTGTAGCAGCAGGTAAAGTCAAGGTCACATCAGCTGTAGATGCTGGCCCTATTAGTTTTACTGAGTTACTTCCATTGTCTGAGTCTTCAAAGAATGATACAAATCCAGCAGAGGTGGCTCCGTTCTTTACAGATATACCTGCATTAGCTATTGGAATAGCTGTAAAGGTAGCTACACCAGTTTGTAACAGTGTGCCATTAATATCTACATTACCATCAATGTCTACAGCACCACTAATATCTAAGGTGGCTGCGTCTAATTCACCAGTTATGGTAAGGTTACGAATACCTGTGTAGTCTTTGTTAGAGTCGAGTATAACAGCCTTAGATGCTACAGCAGTACCAACAGCAGTGCTACCTATGTCTAGTGCGTTTAGCTCACCTACGACTGCAGTAATGCCATCTAATGCGTTTAGCTCTGCAGCAGTTGAGGTAACACCGTCAAGTATATTAAGTTCGGCGGCGGTAGATGTAACACCGTCAAGAATGTTTAATTCAGCAGCAGTAGACGTTACACCATCAAGAATATTAAGCTCTGCTGTTGTACTGGTAACACCATCCAGAATGTTTAACTCTGTAGCTGTAGATGTTACTGCTACATTCTCATTAATTTTAGGGGACGTTAAAGTTTTGTTTGTGAGTGTTGCAGTTGAAGCTGCAGATAACAAACGAGAGTCACCACCACTACTTGGTAACGTAAGAGTGTTTGAACCACTTTCAGCGTGGGGCGCACCTATAAGTGTTTGTGCGTGGGCGTTGGAGCTTTCACAATAAAACTTTATTTGAGAAACAGCAGAGCCACTATTTTTAAGGTCAATAAGACCTGCTTCAATACCTACAAAGCCATCAATCAGAACAACACCAGAACCATTAGGTGTTATGGCAATGTTACCATTAGATGTAGTCGTTGTAATAGTACGGGCTAAAACATCTAAGTTACCACCTAGCTGTGGCGTAGTGTCTTCAACAACATTAGAGATGGCACTAGAAGTAGCCAAGCCTGATACTACAGTGCTTCTTGCTATTTTCTTTAAGCCACCACCAGATGTATCAATGGCTAAGAATACGTCATCACTTGCGACAGTAGCTATCTCAGCTAGATCACCAACAGCAGTAGGATTAAAGTTTGTACCGTCAGCAATAAGAAGCATACCTGCAGTGTTAGTTCCCATAACTAGGTCATCACCAGTTACAGTAAGATCACCACTAACTACTAAGTTACCTGTAACATCTACTGAAGACCCTGTAACTAAGTTAAGTTTACCCCCAGAAGTTACTGTAAGATCAGTGTTGTTACCCTCAATCTTCTCGCCAGTTCCAAAAGTAACACCTACGTTAGCAGGTACAACTATGTCTGAAGTAGCAGTTAAGTTAATTTTAGCACCTGATGTTATAGTTAGATCAGTGCTATCACCTTCTATCTTTTCACCAGTACCAAAAGTAATACCTACATTAGCGGGTATAACTACGTCTGTTCCTGCAGTAAGGTTGATGGCTCCATCAGAAGCAATGTCTAGTGTAGCATCTGCGCTAGAACTAATGTGAACAGCAGTATCACGAAACTGTACTTTTTTATTTGTAGCTACAAGTATGTCTTCAGCTAGTCCATCTATATAAGCACTACCATTAATATATATGTCACGCCACTCTTGACCTGACGAACCTAAGTCAAACGATCCAGCAACACCATTAGGAATAATGCTAGAGTTTACGTCTGCACCAAAGACAACGTTATCTGTAGCTGCATCACCAAGAGTAATTGTACCACCATTAAAGGTAGTAGTACCTGTTACTGTAGCATCTCCTGCAACTGTAAGGTTACCACCTACAAGTAAATTACCGGATACATCTAATATACCATTCATATCAATGGTAGTAGCTGCAATTTGTATCTCTGTGTCAGCTACAATGTCTAGCTGCCCATCGGCACTAGAGTTAATAAATATAGCAGTGTCACGAAACTGTATCTTCTCATTGGTAGCAATAAGTACATCATCAGAAAACTCAAAGTAGTCTTCATCTTCCATCCACTTTAATGTACCGTCATTACTACCACCATTAAAGACAATAGATACGTCACCTTGATTTGTACCAATGGTAAGAACATCTGTTGCAGCTAAAGTAATAGGTCCACCTTCTCCAGCAGTACCATCGTGTGTGTGTCCAGTGTTGGCGGCAAATGCAGCTAGAAGCTGGTCAAACTCATTGTTAAACAAGTCTGCTGTAATGACATCGCCATCAGTAAAGTTTGATTGTCTTGTGTATGTAGCGCCCATTTAACGTCTTGCTCCTAATTGATACTCTAACTGAAAACCTTTAAGTGAGTATGGTGCAGATTCACCACCATCATTTATTCTTAATACAACAGAAAAACCTGAACCTTCTACGGATTGTCTTATAAGAGGCTGAGAAGGTCCACCAAAAACAAACCTGACATCACCACCTGCAGTACTAAATGTTGCAGTACCAAACTGTGCAGCTACTTCAGATGAGTCTAGTATGTACGGTGCAGGTCTGGTTGAGTCAGAGTTTTCATTGTCATACCTTACTAATAACTGCGCAGTAATAGCTGACTCTGGTTTGTAGTTAACAATAACCCGTTGCATGTGTTTACGAATACCAGTATCACCAAACGACAAGTCAGAACTTCTATACTTACCTAGTACAGGAGTGCCATCAAAAGTATCTCCCTTTTCTTGCCGTTGTATAAATCCACTGGAGTCACCATGTAGTACAATTACATCTCCTGCATTTACAAGAGTATCTGTGGCAGTAGGTTTTATTCCCCGTATCTCAGAAAACTCAAAACCATCTGCCTTCATAACACAAGTAATACCTCTTGTAATACCTTCTGCCTGTCCGTCCTTAGTAAAAAATATTCTATACTGTGTTTTGTCAGTTATAACTACACTTTCAAATCTTGCTGAGTCTCTAATGTTTGCATCAAATATAGACTGTACGTTTTTACTAATTGTACCAAGTTCTGTATCGCCAATCTTTGAAGTAGCAGCTACTGTTCTTAAACCGTCAGGACCAAGGAACACTAAGTCACCTGCAAATTCCTGTATAGTATCTCCGTTAATACAACCAATACGTCTAGTAACTGGCGTAACGGCAAAAGTAGAAGAGCTAACACCTGTAAGTTTAAATATTCTATTCTCACAAAATATAAATAGACTGTCTCGAAATACTTTAAGTCCTGTAATAGTATCGTCTACTTTTATACTTCCTGCAGGTTGTGCCGCACTAGCGCTAAAGCCATCTTCATTAAAACCTTCACTAAATACTAGTTCTTGCGGAGTAGTAGACTTACCTGCAAAAAACATATGGTCTTTGAAGGAAGCTATAAACTTAGAACCTGCAACTGCAGCGTTACTAATATCTACTGCATTAAAAGAACTATCAAATACTACAGGTGCATTAGTCTCATCTACAAATAAAATCTTATCTGTTCCGTTGTAATTAAATCTTTCAAACCTGTATTTAACTGCGTTAGTTCTACCTGTATCAATCTGTGTCCATGTGCTAGAAACTGTTATGCCACCAAAATGAACAGCAGCGGTT